GGCCGTTCACCATAGGTAATCACGACATGCGTGTTCTCCGATTGGCCGAATCAGTTAATATACCGCCGCAGTACCTTCGAGACTTTAACACAGTATGGAAAACTAAAACGTGGAAGTGGGTAGAAGATACTGTAATTGATGACGTGTTCTATTTTCACGGCATAGGTAGGGGTGGGCTACACCCGGCGTATAATGCTATGAAAGATAACTTGATGTCAACTGTGATGGGGCACTGTCACTCAGTAGCCGGGACTCAGTGGAAAGCCAACCCTAACAGGCGGATATTTGGCATGGACACAGGCTGCGGTATCGACGTTAAGGCGTGGCAGTTTGCATACGGTAAACACATGGCCCGTCGTCCTATTTTAGCAGCCGGTGTAGTCTTAAATGGAGACCCGCAGCATTTCATCATGCCATGTGGACCAGGTGAGAGGTTCCATAAATCGAGGTTCAAATGAGCGTAAAAGGAACATGGCCCCGGCCATTCACAAACACACGAGAGGAACGGGATCTCCGCAAAGAGCTTATGTATGGAGAGATTACCCTGGCGGAGTATAACAGACGATATAAACGCCTTCAGAAACGAGGGTTTATTAAGAGAAATGGGAGGGTGATTTGACCGTAACCGAAATACTAACGACAGCTAACTACCCAACCGACGTGCTTACATTAGACTTCGAGAGCTATTATGACCAGGACTACTCCCTCAAGAAATTATCCATCGTGGAGTACGTTACTGACTCCAGGTTTAGTCTGACCGGCTTAGGTATTAAGATTAACGACGGGACATCCGTATTCGTGCCCGGTCCCCAGGTTCCGTGGGCCATCGAACGGCTTCAGAAGAAGTTCGGCGTCATGTTACACAATGTCGTTTGTGTAACAAAGAACAGCAAATTTGATATACTAATTCTGGCAAACAAGTTCGGGATCTACCCGCCGTATAACATCGATATCGAAGACCTCAGTAGGTACTATGACTCCAGGATGAAGCACACATTGGCGGCTCTGGCTAAACTGTTCAAGCTCCAGGATAAGGGTGACACCAGCCAGTTCAAGGGTCAGCACTGTGCTGACATAGACTGGGTAGCCATGAAGAAATACTGCCTGGGTGATGTCGATATTGAATCACAGTTGCTTGAGATACTACTGCCAATGATCGACAACCCAGAGGTGGAGCTACCGCTGATGAACCACACCCTGAACCTGTACCTGAAGCCGACGTTCGATCTGGATATGGAGATGGCTAAGGATATAGCGTTTGACATGGGTGTTGAACTCGGGAATGATCTGGAACAGATACCCTGGATATTGGAGTATGCTACGAAGACCAAGAAAACTATGGAGCAAATTCTTCGAGCCAGGAGTATCTTCCCAAAGATCCTACAGGATGTCCTACCAGAGGGCGAGAAAGTGCCAATGAAACAGGGTAAGAAGAAGATGATCCCGGCCCTGGCTCAGGATGATGTCGCATTTCAGTTACTACTCACTCACTCGAATGATAAGGTGCGGCTGTTGTGCAAGGCTAAGGCCGCGTGTACCAGTTGGCCATTGCATCAAGCAAAAATGCAGCATATAATTAAACAGGCTGAATGTTCGGACGGTAAGGCCAGAGTCGCTATGAAGTTCTATGGTGCTCACACCGGGCGATGGTCGGGCACACAGGGCACGAATATGCTTAATCTCGGTGGTAAGGGCAGGGGCAAAGCGATACACCCTTTAATTGGTAAGGTACGACATGCCCTACTTGCACCAGATGACCAGATGCTCGTGATACCAGATTCGTGCCAGATAGAGGCCAGAGAATTAGCCTGGATATCCGGGCAGAATGATTTAGTGAAAGGGTTTGCAGATGGACAAGATATTTACTCTGTTTTCGCTACTCGGCTTTTCGGTGAGGAGGTGCGAAAACCTACAGATGCTGACACCCCCGAAGCCGCAAAGATCCTTACGATACGAAGAGGTTTTGGGAAAGACGCTATTCTGGGGTGCGGATACGGAATGGGGACCAACACTTTTTTTGATAGATGTAGGCAAAATGAATCCCTACGTCCCCTTTTCGACTCTGGTAAGTATGACTGGGATTTCATCGATAAACTCATTAAGACGTACCGGACAACGTATACTCAAATCCCTAAATTTTGGAAGGCTATGGAGTCCTGTTTCCGCTGGGTGACGAAGTATCCGCATGAGGTGATGACGTACTACATCCCCACGGATGATACCTGTTTACATGAGGGCATGGAGAAGCAGAAGCCGCTTATCAAGAACGCTATACTAACTTTCTGGAAAGAGGGAACCACGACGATCATCCAGTTACCGTCAGGCCGACGATTATTCTACCGCCAGGCTTCTGTTGAACCCAAGGGTAAGATTAATACTATTCATGGACCGCTCTGGGGTGGCAGCATCACGGAGAATGTCATCCAGAGTATCTGTCGTGACCTACTTGGTGGCTGGCTACTGGAATGTGAACGAGAACGAATACCGATCATACTCCACACGTATGATGAACTTGTCGGGTGTGTGCCCGAACACCGGGCCGAAGAGAGCCTGGCGAAGATGATAGAAATTATGAGAACCGGCCCTGACTGGGCGGCTGGATTACCGTTGGATGCAGAAGGGGGAACATCACCGTGTTTCAAAAAATAATATGTTTATTGCGTGGGCACAAAAGTTGTGGTCGTGATACCAAGTACACGCGACACTACATTAGGATACCAGCCGGGCGTGGAGCTTTTTGCCAAGACCCAGAACGTTATAGATACGCCGGTAGGTTGTATCGATGTGCCCGTTGTGGTGAATTGCTCCTGACCCACGGCGTTCTTTCTTGGGAACTGGCGGATCTTATTAAAGCTACACTCAAGGATTTACCTGAGTTATTTTTTGAAGACATTTTTAACCATTAGAACTATAATATTGTGAGAATTTATAAATGAAACGACGATCCAAAGCCGACAAAATAGGTGATTGCTTCACAGCCTTCAAGTGTATCAAGGAGGGCAGGAAGGTAAAGCGGAACGGTGCCAAGGACGGCAGTATCCCGACGCATCCGGTGGTGCCAGTAGATGAGACCAAGAGCGAGGCTGAAGTATCAAAAGAGTGTATGGCCTGGTTGAAACGTCATGGCGTAATGTGTGACAGGAACAATGTTGGTGCCGGGAGTATGGGTACCAGCGGGTTTCATAGCTACGGGATCAAGAACGGGGGCGACGGTATTGGACTATTTCCTAATGGCATTCACTTCGAGATCGAGTTTAAGAGGGGTGCCGGTGGTCGGCTTAGTAAGGGGCAGCAGAAACGAATGAACGATGTCCGGGACAATAAGGGGTATTATTTTATTGTTCACGGTGTCGAGGAACTTAAATATTGTTTTAGGGGATACTGAGATGAAATTTAAGATCAAAGTACGTGGACCTAAAGGAAATGAATGGTGGGAAGAGGATGATCGAGAAGTAGAATCACAAATAAAAGTTCGTGGTTATGAAATACAGCCAGAGTTTACTGGCGATATCGATCAATGGGGCCGTGACATCGTCGCGTGGTATAACGAGAGTGAACCACCCGAAAGACATAGGACATTTATTAAGGCAGAAATGCTATGAGTAAACGAAAACTACACATATCAGCGACTTCAATAAACAATTTCAAGGCGTGCCCTATGAGGTTCCGAAACGCGAACGTGCTGGGCATTAGAAAAGAGGAAGAGACAGAGGCACAGCGGCTGGGGACACACTGGCACCGGATACTCGATATTATAACGAGAAAACCTGAGAGCGTTTGTGCCAGGTGTGCTAAATTATCAGCCAACGACCCAGGCTGTTCGATCTGTGCCGGGACCGGATTCCTTCCGAAGAATCTCATGGATGCTGTATACCGTGAACTGGACAGGATTTACGAGAAGAAAACGTATCTCGATCCCGGAGTAATTGCGGTCGAAAAGAATAAATTACTATACGCATTGACTGGCTATCGGTGGTACTATGAGGACCAGCCCGAAGAGGTAGTGACACGAGAGCGGCGGTTTGAACTGTCGCTTATTAATCCTGAATCTGGCCGGGCTTTACCGGGTGTAAGACTGGTAGGGATGATTGATAAGATCGTTAACTGGTCAGGCCGACCGGCGATTAAGGAGCACAAGTCAACCAGCAGTTCAGTGGCACCTGACTCTGATTACTGGGGGCACCTTAACCTGGACACCCAGACGAAACTGTACCTGTATGCCGCCCGGAGATTACAGCGTGACGGACTCCTGGCTGGCTGGGGGATCAAGGAATCAGATCCGTTGATCAACACGATTCTCTACGACGTGTTCCACAAGCCCAGCATCAGCCCGAAGAAACTTACCCAGGGCGAGAGTAAACAATTTGTCGAGGATGGGTTGTATTGTGGGCAGGAGTTTGGGGTAATACAGGGCACTGGTGATTGGATTCATGTTAACGGTATTCAGGCCGAGACTGAACCCGGCAAAAAAGAGGGCACCTTCGCCATCAAGGAAACGCCAGAGATGTACGGTGCCCGACTCCTGGCTGACATCGGCGAACGTCCCGAGTTTTACTTCAGGTGCGTAGAGATGACCAGGACTGACGCAGAGATGGAATCGTTCGAGTGGGAACTCTTGAACATATATCGCAGTATGCAGAACATGATTAAAACCGATCACTGGTACCATGATGAGCATCAGTGCCAGGCCACGTTTACCTGTGACTACATGCCGTTTTGTTATAACAATATCGAGTTATCCATTGATGAAATCCCAGACGGATTTAAGTTAATATTTAATAAAGAGGAGGAATAAATATGTTTCATGTCTTTACAAGTAGGAGCCGTATTATAGAGCGTTATAGTATTTATGATTCAGCGAATTCCTGTCAGTTTCTACACAGTGACGGTCGTGCGTTATTTACACCCGAATATTTCCCAACAGAAGCAGACGCTCAAGCCGTCCTGGATAAGTTCTATCCGAAGCCAGAGCATGTGTGGAGACATGGGGATGTGTTTGAGTCCGGGCATCCGAGTAATCCGGGTATTATGATGTATATTCGGCTACAAGAAGGGGGTTCCAAAATACACCCAGCACAAGTGATTTATCTGAAGGACGGTACCTATACGGTTAGCCCGGCATCAAAGTATCTCATCAATACAAAATTTCTATTCAATATTAGGGAGAAGATCTAATGGCTGTAATACCACCAGCAAGAACAGTAAAACCGAAACCCCCGGCGACCAGAGTACCAGCCCCGACAGGGAATAAAAAACCAGCGTCGGTTGCCAAGACATTCAAGACGGCTACCTGGGAGACATCCGAAGAAGGCAAACGGATAGTCCTGTACGGAGATTCCGGTATGGGCAAAACCACCCTGGCCGCGTTGCTATACAAGTCTAAATTCATCGACTTTAGGGGTGGTAGCGATAAGATCAAACACCCCATAACGGGTGAGAAACTGAACCATATTCCTGACGTAGAAACATTTGAGGATGTCCGGGCCGTATGCCGCCAGCCGGGATTACTCATGCCGGGCGACACCCTTGTTATCGATACCGGCACGGAGTTTGAGGACCGTGGATTGGAGTGGACCCTGGCGAATGTCCCTCACGAGAAGGGTAAACCGATACACCGTATTGCAGATTATGGTTATGGTAAGGGTTATCGACACCTATATGATACCATGAAACTACCGTTAGCAGACTTTGACACTCTGATACGACAGGGGGTGTCGGTGGCCGTAACCTGTCAGATGCAACAAATTAAAGTTGCTCATGCCGGGGGTGAAGACTTTCTTTGTGATGTGCCCAAACTTCAACGTCAGCACGGTGAAACATCACCGGCTATCTGGGCTATGTATTGTGAGTGGGCCGATCATATTCTGAAGATCGGATACAATGACATACAGACCGAGGACGGTAAGGCAGCGGGTGGCAGTGAACGTGCGATATTTGTTCATGGCAAGGTCTACTTCAAAGCAAAAAGTAGAGTTGTTCCGAGTAGGTTCCCGATTGTCTCGTTCTCCCATCCTGGTGACGATACGATCTGGCAGTTTATATTCGATGAGAACTGGCCGAAGGAGGGTGAGTGATGGGTTATATAGTAGGTGAAGGAGAGTTTATTCCATTGGTCTGGGACGGCACACCTAATGCCTTTTTATCAAAGGACACGTTAGCTATAAAGATGGATTAGGTATTTAAGGAAAGCTGGTATTACGTTACGTGAATTAGCGAATTTTTATGGCGTCACTGAAACACTTATTTCGCTTATTTACAGAAGAAAAATTTGGAAACACGTTTATTAAAAACCGTAAAATTTTGGAGGAATTAACTATGGGAAATCAAGTAGACAGAACAGGCAGCTTTCGTTTTAATAAAGTGCTCGAAGCTGGCGTAGGTGCCAAAGCAGATGAAAAAGGCAAGACCACCAACGTGTCATTCAACGTGCGATTGCTCCTCAGTGAATACTGGGATGAGCAGGAGGGCGTCTGGGTAGACTGGTCAGAGTATGAAGTGGAGTTATCGGCATACTTCTATCTCTTCGGAACCAGCAAGAAAACTGGTAAGAAGGGACCAACGATCAATCACACCCAGGTTATGAAGGTATTCAACTGGGATGGCCGGTCGTTTCAGGTTCTCGCCAATGAAGACTACTCAGAAACCAAGGGCCAGGTCAGAATTATCGATAATGACCCTGAGTACGCCGAGCGTAATCCGTTCCAGGTGGCGTTCCTGGATGTATTCGACGCCGACCCCAGCAGCCAGTTACGCAAGCTCGATCCGGCTGGCCTGAAGAAACTGGATGCAGAGATGGCCATGCTACTCCAGTCATCTGGTGCTGCTCCAGCAATAGCAACGGTCCCAGCTAAGAAGACTACAAAACCTAAGCCCCCGGCCAAGGATGGGACTAAACCCTCAGCCCCTGAGCCAGAGCCAGAGCCAGAAGTGGTAACGCCCCCCACAGAAGCAGAGAAGAAAGCAACACTCAAGGCCAAGTCGGAAAGACTCCTGAAGGCAGCGGAGACGGAAGCAGCAGAAGGTGGCTTGACGAAACAGCAAGCGTATGAGTTCGTGGTCGAGATGCAAGCCGATGAGTGTACCGATGAACAACGGAACGCCAGTTGGAACGCGGCTATCGTCGAGATTGCGGGGGATGCCACACCAGACGAGGACGTGACAGATAAACAGTGGCGTCTGATCGCCAATAAGACCCTCGATGAAGTGGGGAAATTCTAATGGAAGCAGCATATAAAATAAACATAGTTTGTCGAAACTGTGGCCACATACCGATGGAAGAATATGCTTCAGAGGTAGTTAAAATGGCTAAAAAATTTCCTGTACCCAAGGGTACGACAATAAAGGCTGCTCTAATGAGCATGACCTGTGAGAACTGTGGATGTGAAGGATACATGGGACTATTGAACCAACCCGGTTAGCCCCTAATGCGGGACCGCACGGTATACGGTTGAGGGGTGGATAAGCTCGGTTATCCGCAGCGATTACCCACCCCTCTGTATTTTCTGGAGACCAAGATGAATTTCGCAGAAGACTTTGAAATCTACAAACAGAATATGTTCCCGGTCATGTACGATCACCTGGCCAGGGAACTCGGGGTCAAGGTCTCTTCTATCCAACAGTTAGGCGTCGGGTTCTACCCGGCGAAACAGTCGTGGGTATTCGCCGAGCGGGATTACAAGGGAGAGATCGTCGGTCTATCATTACGATCTATGGATGGTAAAAAATTCATGGAACCGGGATCAAAGCGTGGATTGATCTACGCATACAATGAAAATAATTTAGAAGGGGAGGAACGCTATGCAGCCGGACAATATCACTGGGTGCGAGTGCAAGAAGTCGGTATTGAATGTCCTATTTGTGGAAAGCCAGACTGGTGTATGGTTAGCTCGGATAACCCGGAAGATCCTTCTGCGGTGCTCTGTTCTCGTATTGAAGAAGGATCAGTCAAATCTATTGGATCAGCCGGGTATCTTCATCTGCGAAAACATCAGCAGCGAGACGATACGCTTGGGACAAGTGTGTTACACCTCTCAGATCTACCCATACCCATCGTTGAGGGTGCATCGGATGTACTTGCTGCCCTGGACCTCGGTCTTACGGCTATTGGTCGGCCTTCTGCTAAAGGGGGCATGGCAGAACTCAAGGAGATGCCACTCGCAGGAAAGACGATCTGGATCTTAGGGGAGAACGATGCCGGTGCCGGTAAAGCCGGGATGCAAAAGACTCTGGTAAATCTCGTACACCTGTCCAAGGATATCGTGTGCGTTATGCCACCAGAGGGTGTCAAGGATTTGCGACAATGGACTAAGCTGCGGCTTACCATAGAATCGCTGACTGCGTATGTGACTAAGTATGGAGTAGTCAATGAAAAAGATCCCAATTTATTTGCTGACGACATCGCTCACACCATAGCCATTGCTTTCCTGGATCGATACCGGGATGACAACGGGGTACAAACTCTTAGGAGCTATCACGGCGAATGGGAAGAATGGTCTGAAGGTAGGTATAGACAGCTTGACACTGATGTTTTTAGAGGTAGATTTTACACGTTTCTCAAGGGAAAACGGTATATCAAACCCACTAAAGAGGGTGTCGATATAGTGGCATATAAGCCGACCAAAAGTAAGATCAATGATATAATAGACGCCTTAAGTAGCCACTGTCCGGTACCCTTTGATCCCCCTACGTGGATTTATCAAGGGGGCAGACCTGATACCAGGAACCTGATAGCGTTTAAGAACGGGCTTCTTGATGTGGATGAGTATTGCAGGACAGGTAAGGCAAAACTTCTGGACCCGACACCGGATCTGTTTACGCTCGCCACGTTACCCTATGACTATCTACCCTATGCCTGGTCTAAACTATTCGATGACTACTGCACGATGACGTTTAATAAAGACGCTGACAGCATACGATTATTGGCCCAATGGTTTGGTTACAATCTTGTGTTCGACACCAGCCAAGAAAAATTTATGATGTTCATCGGACCGACACGCTCGGGTAAGAGTACGATCCTGTCGGCTATGGAAGCCATGCTCGGCCAGGAACAGTGCGGGTCAACAAGTCTACCCCTTCTGGCTAATTCTCATGGCCTCAGTTCCCTGATCGGTAAGGGGTCTGCAATAGCTGGTGACATGAAGGGGACCATCCGCAAGGCTGAAATGGACGCTGCACTTGAGGTCATACTCAGGATTACTGGCCGAGACCGGATACCGATCAATCCTAAATTCGTAGCTCCATTCGACGCAGAACTCGCGTGTAGATTTACGATGGCCATGAACGATCTGCCGATGTTTACCGATCACTCCAGGGCTATCGTGGCTCGAACGCTCATATTAAATTTCCCCAACTCATACTATGGCCGGGAAGATTTCTCGCTCAAAAACAGATTACGTGAAGAGGCTATCAAGGGGAATCTGATAAACTTCGCCCTCTGGGGTTTGAAGGATCTCAGGGAACAGGGTAGGTTCGTAGAACCGGAAATATCAAAGGGCGTCATCGGTCAGTTTAAGGAACTGGTATCACCTATAACGTCCTTCATAGAAGAGTGCTGCACTACTGGAGCAGGATTGTACCTGGAGAAAAAACAACTGTACGACACCTGGCGAGAATGGTGCCGGGATAACGACAGGAAACCAGGCAATAGACAAATGTTTCACAGGTGGCTGCTACAGCAGATGCCACAACTTGTGGTTGTAACAAAGGGTCAGGGTGACGACACGCTACACCTATATAAGGATATAGCGTTGAAGCCCTGGGCCGCAATGAAATATCTTGGGAGGCCGATGTAATGGAAGCGTTTAAGAAGTGGTGGAGAAATTTAGAGTTTCCTATTTCTGGGGGCAATACAACGGATGCAAAGACTCACTTTTGTCATAAATCTCCTACTGATACGGCAAAATTCGTGTGGCGTGCAGCGTTAGAAGAAGTTATGGACAGAACCGTAGATTTTGAATTGATTCAGTGGATTAAAAAAGAACTGGAGAACTAAAATGAAAAAGAAACATGGTTGGATATTACAGGCAGTAGATGGAAGATTTGTAAATGAGGCAGGCGATGATGTCCTACGTATAAAATCTGCACGTGTATTTTCTACTCGCAGACAAGCGAGAACAGGTGATCGCTACATAGTAAAACTTAACGACGACATCGTTCGTAAAGTAAAAGTGGATAAACAAGGCAAAGCAGTTAAAATTATTCCAGGGAGATAAGAATGAACAAAAAGCAAAAACTATTCGCAGGATTTTTAGTGTTGTTTTTAGTTGTATTCATAGGTGCCGGTTGCGTTCAAGACGCCATAGTGCCAACGTATATCGAACCAGATTTAATGGCCACCAATAACGCGACACCTGTTAACGGACTCTACACTACATTATTTGACGCGAAACGGCTGCAAAGGAACTTAACTCATAAATTAGAGTATCAGAAGCTCATGGCTAAACAGGGTAACGAAGATCTTAACATTAGCATCGCTGCTGGAGAGGAAATAAAGAACACTGTGTTCGATCCAACGGGTCCACTTGCTATGATGTTCCCCGCTTTGGCTGGGTTAGGTCTTGGCAGGTACCTGAAGTCACCTCGTGAGCAGGAACTGGAAAAGAAAGTAATAGCGTAATGATCCACTTCCAAACAAGAGACGACATAATACGTTGGCTGATATCTCATTGTCCGAGAAAAGCCATCGTCCGTTCCCTCCTCCAGGACAGAGCCGAACTGCTCGGTGGGTTTAGTAATATCCCGCCGAGCGGTCGGCCTGGCTGGATCGTCAGGGTGGCATCAACACTCACTAAACGTGAGTGGATCGTGGCTGTTATACCCTGTATCGGCAAGCCTGACTATGAAATCAGGATATTGAAACAGGTGCCGTGGAAATATTATATTGACCGTCCCTTCACCAGTCCTATTTGTGCTGGTGACAGGCCGTGGTTGTATGGAGAAATGAAAGAGAGGGCGAGATGAAAGTAGGAACATGCAAAAGACTTCAATCTGCCGCAGAGGAAGTTGTCAAAAAGTTTGAGCTTGGGACTGTCACAAAGTACAGAGTTGTTACAGCTTTATGGAAACATATTCTTTTACATAATATGGATGATGTGAAAACCTCTGGAGGCTCTATAAAATTAGTAGCAAAACCTATAGGGGCTGGAGTTTGGGAAATAGAGGAGGTGTATTATAATATATCCAACAGTAATTAAACAATCAGGAACCAGGCTAACCATATCTGGCGAACAGTACGAACAGTTGGCCAAGAAGCCACAGGCGATTTTGTGGAACCGGGACGGCATGTATGGGTTGGTTCCGTTGGCCAGGGTTAAGAACCAGATCAAATACATACTTGATGTGAATAAAACATGTGACCCCGGTGATGAGCGGTGTCTTATCGAGTTCATCTGGGGCGAGACCGAAGAAATCCCGGTTGAAACCGGCCAGGCGTTAGAGAGGGATAGCTAACATAAATATAAATAGAAGGGTAAAAACTATGAACAGAAGAGAAATGCTAAAGTCGGTTATGGCTATACCCATTATAGGGTTAGGCGTAATGAAAGTAACACAGTGTAAGAGCAAACCTACTATCTCCAAAAATAAATTATTTACGGATAATCTTAATTGGGGCAGTATTGTTGTAGACCGAGGATGGGACGCGTATATAGAATCTATCCGGGCGGAACTGGAACGGATTATTGGCGAACCAGTGGAAGCGGGTTACGCGATAGTTCAACATACCACTATTAACTTTAGGTGTGATGAACTCTATATATTCAGTATAGAAAAAACAGAATATAGACGGCATGTTTGCCACCGCAAATGTTTAATAGCCATACCGGAAACGCGGTGGGTAGCTTTCTGTTGGGGTCTGAACGATGTAACAAATATGTATATTGACTTTATTCAACGATTCGATCCCAAGTATAATCCAAGAGATTATAGGGACTAACATAATACAGTGACCAGAACCCCACTGATAACAGTGATGGACGTTAACAGAAGACCAAGAAATAACTTCCAGTGGCGTTCATCCTGTTTGCTGTGGTAATCAATGTGTCCATCCAGTTTATTCCTGATGGCTCTGACATCACCGATTAAGAAGATTATCAGTTCTCTGTCACTCATGTCGCCTAATCTTTTATCAACGTCCATTATCCGGGTCTCCTTCTAACTGGTGGTGTCACCCTTCTTCTGGTTGGTGCTTGACTCGTGGTAGCCTGTTCGTCTTTGAAAATTCCCTTGTTATAGAACAAGAGTTTTGTGAGATCGCCTTTGTTCTCCCAATAGGCTTCTATATCTTTCTTCGCCAGATAGCCGGGTATAAATGTTTTAATGGAACTTAACATCTTCCACTTAGCCTGATTCCTGGTTCTATCATCGTCTGTAACAATATATTGGTACAGGCCGATAAGTAATTGGGCGAGCGGGGGTAACGCGTCCGGTGCCGCCCCAAATAAATAGCTCGATCCATAACCAAGCGTATTGAGCACCAGACCACCTATCACCATATACCGACCCCATCCCACCCTTCTACTCCAGGGGAGTTTCAACCCCTCTCTCGTTTCGCCGGTGAAGAACCTATGTGCCGCTTCACGGTGGAACTTAAAGAAATGATTCATCCACCAACTTTGTAGCCTGGTAACTGGTGTGGCCGATTTGTACTTGAACACTCCAGGCATGGCCATAGGGATATAATGATACTCGGAACAACCTGGACCAAAATCCATTTCAGCACGTAATTTTTTCTCCTCACTTGGATATAGAAACTCATGTTCCTCGGTATAAGTTCGTTTAGGATCAGCCCAACCTAAGTCTTTATGTTTAGGGTCTTCGATGAGTTCAAGAATATCATAGTAAGCCGCCTTCATGGCCGTTTCAGCGTTACTTACTGCCGACCACTGGAAGCCCTTCATCCATCCACGACCGAATATGCCCTTACCACGCTCTGACAGATCTTCAAATCCCTGGTCCCGATAGGTCTCGAAGAACAGACTTTCAGAGATAAATTTTTTACATTGTTCACTGACTGGTAATGCCGCCCTAAGATTAGATTTAGTAGTATAAAAAGCTAAATTCTGGAGAAGCTGAAACTTATTCCTGATAATTTGTTTAGGTCGTAACCCCATTACCCCGTAAATCTGTAGCCGTCCAAGTTTGCCCAGCATGTTGGTGAATGGTCTATTACTTATCTTCCTGCCAAATGGTTTCAGGACTTTATTAACTACTGTTCCGATCCCAGAATCCTTTATCATTTCGTTTAAGCGTTTATCAGTATTGGTCTGTTTACCCACAACCATGTGGTTTATAAAGTTTTCAGTCCATCGACGGGTAGAGTCGGGGATAAGATCAGAGTGTAGTGCCATCTGAATTTCAAAAAACTTCAGCGGCTTGTCCAGGTGTATTTCTTTCAGTCCTGTATACACCATCGCTTTAGTAGCTTTGATTAAATCATTTGAGAATATTGGTGCGAGTTCGTCACCAAGTTTACGTTGATACTCCATAGTATTACTAATTCTTTTGGGTGCGTTCTTTTCGGCCCAATATTTTAATTCTTCGGGCATCGGGTGTCTTCCGTCTATGATATCCTCAACCATAGTATCTACGATGTGCCTCATGTATCCAGTCTTATACGCAATGGGTTCCATGCCAAGTTCTTCTCTTACCGCGTTCTCTCTGGCGAGGATAGTTCTGCTAAGGTTACGGAAATAATTAAACACAGCCCTTTCGTCTTTAGATAAATCGGAAGGTGCCTCTTCGTTCTCATTAAGGAGATCGGCGAACCTGGCGACAGACTTAGTAGGTTTATTCTTTAACTTAGCTATCGCCTTTGTCTTTATCGTCTCCCCGCCTAAGCGTTCGATAATTCGTTTCATCACATCGAGACGTTTAGACATCTTAGCGACTTCAAGATCAAATCTCTGCTTGCCTATTGCGGCTGGTGACACCATAAACTCTACACCAAGGATCTTAGTCTTGTAGAGTTGCGGCGTTAGACCTATGATGGGCTTCTTAAATCTACGCTCTGATGGGAGTATCCCGGTATCAATCTTTTTTTCTTTGGCTAATTTATGTAAGTCATCAATATAATCCTGGGCCTCAAGGGGGGACATCTTGGCCATAGATGTCTTACCAGTTGACTTTTTCATAAACGCTCGGCGTTCTTTTTCAGACATCCCGAGAGCTTTAGGGATTTCATGCCCGGCTGCATATTGCGATTTTATTGGTTTGCTCTTTTGCTTCCCTACTTTTGTTTTATCTTCCGCCGTTTCCCAATCAAGTAAGGCGTCAAGGTTGTTCTTGTGTTCTCCTAAGAATCTAAACTCTCGCCGTTCATCTACGGTACGTTTAGTAGTTTCTATGCTACCTAATTCCTGGTGGCGGGTTTCCGCAGCAGTAAGTCGTTCAGCTACTTCCTCACTATCAAGCCCATACTGCCGACCTATCTTTTCGTTGGGAGTCTCTGCCGCTTGTTCAGGAGCGGCGGGAGTTTCTGCGATAGGTTCAGCAGCCGCAAGTTCTTTTTGTTGTTCTCTCCATGCGATTTCTTGAACATATTGTTTATGATATGGTGACGCCCGCTGTACTCTTTTTGCAAGCTCATTATCTGAAAGTTCAGATAGTGGTTTCTTCAGCATCTGTGGTGTTTCAGGACGTTCTATTATTTCTGTGGTCGCTTCGGCGGGGGTTTCACTCATAGGTGCGTCCAGTCTCCCACTAACACTGTGTTCAAAATCTTGTGTTACTTCTATGTCAGTGCCCTTAACGAATAGACGTGAGTTCCCTTCTTCATCCTTCCTTTCTTCTGTCACTTGGGTTGCTTTGTCCCCCATTTGTGCAGGAGTCTCTATGTAAGTGTTGCCATCATCACCTTTGTAGACATTGGAACCTGGGGGGATGTCTTGCGTAACCTCAACCCCTTCTTTACCAAGAATCGGGGGTTGTTCCCTGGCAACGTCAGTCTGCTGGCCAGTAGCCAATCTACCAGCCCCGCCAAGTACCGGACCGGCCACGGCACCACCCAGAGCAGCCCCACCCAGGCGTTCACCTATCGCCAGCCAGTCTGGTGAACCATCTTCCTTGGTCGGGTACTCGCCCCGGAACGCAGCCGGAACACTGAGCGATACACCTTCCTGGCCAAACTCTTCCAGGGCTTCTTCAATCGATAGCCGGGCGATCTCGCCAGACCAGCCCTTGAGTTCCTTGCCAGCGGTCTTCATCCCCTTCTTTCGGGCCACCTTAATGAAACTCTTGAGTGAATGTTTACCGCCCTCTGCGAACTTTAGAACCCGGCCCACCTGTAGTGCCTCTACAATAGCATTTAACGATCCGACCACCACACGCTCTCGCTGGGCCTGTTCCAAGAGGTCGGGTCTGGCCTCTACCTGGTCTCGTGTGAGCTTGTGCGTCTTCATTAGCGAGGAGATAGCGTCGTCGTAGGCGTAATCCCCCTCTACCATGAATCCCACGCCAAACGCTCCAGCAGGACCGAAAGCAGCCCCGGCTACGGCAGCATTAGCCATATACGGCACAGCCTCGGATATCGTTCTGGTGGTCCAGGCCAGGGCACCTGAATATTGAGGTGCGAATTTCTCCTGGGCAGACATTATCTTACGCTTGGCTTCTTTGATCCCCTTGGTGGACTCGATCTGTTCCTCACGTGTAGGCAGTGATGGTGCCCAGGGTGTTCCCACCTTACGTACCTTTTCAGATGAGATATTCAGGGCAGCGTCTACCGTGCCCACTACGCCCTTAGCCACACCAAGTTCTGCACTGACGAGACCTCGACCGACGATACCCGGAACGTCTCGTACTCTGGCCTTTGGTAGTCCAGATTCTGTCCCGAATGAGCTACCGCCCAGATCAGTATAGCCTCCGCCGAACATGCCCTGACCACCAGTAACTTTACCCACGGTTGGAAATTCCACCCCGAATTTAGAGGCAAACTCTTCAAACGGTACATCCGAGTAATTTTTGGCGTGCAACTTCGTCGCCAGATCCATATCAGAGATATCATTATAACCTGGATACTGCTGTCTGAATTGTTTTATATCCATTATCTAAGCCCTAATGGGTCATTATCTGTTTGCTGTTGTGCGTTACCTTCACGCTGGTTTAGTAACATCTTGGTCTGGTCCTTAATCGATCCACCGATCCTCGGGGATTTAACAGCGGTATTCATCAGGCTGCTGGTGTTGGGGCGCAGGAGCATGTTCTGTTCTTCTGTGACCCGGCCAAGTTCTTCCTTGATTAAACCGTATGCCTGGATCTCATCAAGTTTAGCCTTACGCCAGGCACCAGCAGTTGAACCTTCCTTGACGTTACCCTTGGCATCATAGGCCAGTTTAGAAGGGTCGAATATTTCGAGTTCTTCAGGTGCTGTCTCCTCCCAGCGTCGGGGTTTCCACCAACTCGGTATTTTACCAGATGGCTGAACCCTGAATTGTTTAGCATTAGACTCAAGTTTATTACGGTAGATATCGAGTTCGCTATACTGCTTCATAGAAGAACCAGACTGGGTGACAGACATAAGTTTCTCAGCCTCGGGACCGAGTACCATACGCCATTTAGCCTCAGTCGCGTTAGTAATAACACCTTGATTCTGCAACTGCTCCAGGTTCTTGAAATTACTAAGCTGTGCCTGATATCCTTGGTCGAACTTAGCCGCTCGATCTGCCGCCTTAGTCTGTGCTGTAGCCAGTAGTTGCTGGTGTTTCTGGGGGCTGAACCTGTTGATCTTGGCCTGTTGATTTATTGTGTCCCACTCCCGTTGGAACTCCTGTTGTATGCCGTCCCGTCCGGCCTTGACCTTCTGCTCGAACATACTCTCGGGAGTAAGATTACTACTGGCGGGGTTTACAAATTGTGGATTTGCCATGATTACCCTCTTAGAATCCTGTCGCTTTATTGCCGAGTTTTTGGTTTAGTGCCGTCAGTTCTGAACTGGACCATGTTTGAGGTTTGGCGGTAGTAGTAGGAGCAGCAGAAGAAAATAAACTTGGGGCAGATGTAGGCACCTTAAAATTACTACCAGTAGGGGCAACCTGTTTCTTAGCGTTCATCTTAGCGTTTAACTCGGCATATCCAAGGCCAAGTTGTCCTGCCGCCTGTTGCTGCCCGGCCTGTAACCCGGCGTAACCAAGGCCGAGTTGTCCTGCCGCTTGTTGCTGCCCGGCCCTTAGTCCAGCATAGCCGAGACCAAGTTGATTAGACTGTCCCTGTGCTTGTAAATCAGCCATATACTTCTGCATCGCCTGGCTTTGGCTGAACTGTTGCGAACTCTGATCCATACCTTGAGTAAATTGCGAAGCACTCTGTTGGGCACCACCCATAGCCATATTAAGAGCGGCCAGGTTCTGTGCCCTGGTGCTCTCCACTCCCGCTCGCGTTGGTGCGGCTACTTCTTCTTCGTACTTCTTCCCGAGACCAGCGGCCATCGTTGTACCAGCAAGACCTGAACCAATAAGGGCGTTCATACCTGATGCCATAGACTGTGTTCTACCGCGGTCTAACCCAGCCTCTACACCCGCACCATATCCGCCACCGGGTTGATAGTATTTCATGGCCTCTTGGAATGGTTTAGACACTTCAGCTTTTTGTCTGGCGATCTTAACGTCAGTGGGTTCGGGGGCCGATGTCCACGAACTGAAGTCTGGATTCTTCCAATGCTCTTTAACTTCCCCGGTAAATCTATTCTTCCAATAAGCCATTATTTAATCCTGCCTTTCCCAGATACATTGACAACCAACTGGTCGAAACTCATGGTCTCGTCAGCCGTAATATTTTCTAATCTAATAACTGCGAACGCCCCGCGTATCTTCTGTTTCTTCCTCTGTCCCCTGGGATTACCTGGTGCCGTAAACGTACCCGATACCCTGGGGGCGGTATTGGCCTTGGCCTTCTCTATCGCTTCGGACGCAGTACGCCCTATGAATACTTTATATCCGATATCGTCCGAATCTGTTTCTGTACCGGCAGCACCACCACCAGAAGAGGTTAACGACATCGAGTAAATAGCCCCCTCTTTGCCATCCGATGCCAGAGCGAATGGCCCGAATGTGGCGTAACTGTTAATAGCTTCGTCCGTACCACCTATATCATCGCTACTTTTGTCAGGATCGAATTTCCTGATGTAGCCATCTTTACAGCCTACCAACAGATCCCTATAATCTGGATCATTAGCCGCGTAAAAATGCGTAGAGTAGACACCACATTCCTCGGGATAAGACTCAGGGAAAAACGCATATCTTTGCACTTCTGAATCCCCGAATGTCACTGGACTAAGGCTTATAAAGTAATTGGAGTTAGTCCCATCAGCTAATAGGGTTATACAGGTTACGATACCATGTCTCTTACGATCATACCCCATAGTTATACGGTGCGTGGTAGGATTTACTGCCTCATCGTCTACCAGGTTGGGTAGATTAATCTCCGTTAGAAGTTCAGCGGTTGTGTTACTTTTACTTATTTTATACACCCCACCAGCACCCCAGAAATATAGGTTATCATCCTCATCGAAACACCAACTCCTCGCCCCGAATATTCCAGTAGTCTCATCAATCGCACTCAGAGAACCACCCTCGGCAGGATCGCCGTACATAACCCACATAGTCGTAGCACACCCGAAGATAAGGTACTCTCTGCCTCTCGGTATGAGTGCACGGATTATGTCACCAACTTCACCCGGAACGTTGGCGTTCTCGCCGCCAGCCACAGGTGAACCACCGTCATTGGCAGCGTAAAGGTAGTCCCACGGATTTCCGTTTCTGGATTTATACCATTGATTGGGGCTATTAGGGTTGCCAGAGAGATAGATTGACCCCCTGTATGTACAGCCGAGGTATGCCTTAGCCGGTAACGACCCCGACGCTCCGCCAGGATACACTGTATAATCGTACCAGAGCGGTGTGGTTGAGGCCTCGGCGACAGCAGATGGCACTCTCGTCTCTGGGTCCATGCCTCCGCCAGATAGTGTGTAACCAGCAGTAGTAACAAATGTACCACTGGTAGTGTAACCATAGATCATTGTTTTGGCAGTATTAACAAAGTCAACGATCATAGTAGCCCCGGAGGTTGCCTGTGTCACTATAGACCCCTTGGTGGGGGCTGTGGTAAGTGCTGTTACTGTCAACTTGGTGTTTATAAAATCTACGACCCTTAGGTTGGCACCGTTGATAATAAATATCTTCTGATAAGCCTCGAACATAACGAGTTGATCAGAGGTATCGATATCATCTACCGAAGCCGCTAACGCTACCATTGTTCCTGCTGCCATTATATGTCCTCATAATAAAATTGGTCACTTCCAACAGCCACCAATCGTGTATAGTTAACACTATCTACGATACGAACGGATACGGAACCAAGGTTCCCTGACATAGCCCCCACCCCAGCTATTGTCCCAGATAATTCACTAATTGAAAGTACTTCTAAATTTCCAGATGGTGTTCCTGTTCCTGCTATAGTTCCTGATAGTTCTGAGTATGTTGTACCTACTCCCCCGATTGCGTAAATTGCTGTATTTACCCCTAAAACTCCTGAGCTAACCCAGGGATTAGTTAATGTCGTAGAAGATGTTTTATATGATGTAGTGCTATCGCCTACAGTATTAATATTAATATTTGTTTGTGTGCTGGTATTATCAAGTTGAACAGCTAACCAATAGATAGTTTCAGGAGTAACTTCCCAATTAACCTCTACACTCTTCCATCCCGCATCTGTGCCTTTTGCATTAGTGTTAGATACATATAATCTATTTGTAGGAAGTCCAGTAACAGCATAATTTTCATATAAACCTACCTCAAAATTAGAAGCCTCTGTCGCAGTATCACACCACCAACCAATTTCAGTAATAGTGGTTATTCCTTCTGGTACGACAACCTTAAACGCATAAGATATTGCGTCCACTACTGAGTTATCTCCTTCGGGGTCTGCCACAGGGGCGACTGTTACAAAACCACAATTTGTCCCTATTACAACAGCCATATTATGTTAGAGTTACGTTTAACTCCCCCGCTGCAAATCTTGGAGTAATCCCCGCTGTTATAGCTCTTGAGTCACCGAGAGCAGCAGAACAAAGCATATTACCAGCAGTAATAGCATCGAATAGGGCGAAGTGTGTTACTGTCCCCCAGGCACCAGCAGCCTCTGGAAACTCTACAGCGGCATCATTGTCAATTTCGTTGGCGGCTCTGCTCCACGCAGCACACGCCACCCTTACATAGGTGTCTCCAGGTTCTGCTAAACCAGAAGCATCATCAAGGGGATCTGCCGTCGATAGTCCTACGTACATTGTAGGAGCGGCATAGGAACCGATATCAAATAGGTGGTCAAGTATCTCGCCTTCCCAAAAATCACTAAAACTCATATTATAACTCCTCATACCAGAATTTATTTTCTGCGGCTGCTACTAATCTTCTAAGCGTCACCAGGTTATTCTCTCCCGTGTATCTCCAATCCGTACCTTCGACGCCGGGTTCGTCTTCAAAATCAGGGGCCGTACCATACGGTCCGGCACCACTACCCCCGTCTATTAAAGTATAGGATATCATAATCTGATTAAAGTTTATGGTGGTAAATGACCACTCATCACCCTCTGTGACACCGATTTCGTTTATTGAGTCTATTCTCCAATAGCGTGTTACGGCATAATCATACGGAGAACCCAGGGTGATTCCAGCTATGGTTAAAGACAGTTCTTCTTGCCCCATAGATGGTGATGTCAAGTCCCCTGATGTATCTCCATAATATATGTTATAAGAAGTAGAATTACCACCATCTACCCACGTCATTGCGGCCTGGTCTAATGTAACATCATCTGCCGCATCTGTAGGGGCAGGAGTAGTGGCTTTTGCTGGCCGGGCATCAAAATTCCATTCGTCACCCTCTGTCGTCCCGGCGTCATTCGTAGCATCTACCCGCCAATAAATTTTTTGGTTTATTGGACTCGCACCAAAGATA